CTTTAGCCATGTATATAGGTTTTATGGTTTCTAAGATTTGTGAGGTGGATGAATGGGTTGGATTGCGGGAGGTTTTGTTTCACCCCCCGCAAGACCCCTCTGTGCATCACTCAGCCCAGAATAAATTAGGGATATTCTCCCCATCTTCATTCTGTACAGGCTTAGATGTGATTTCAAGTGGCAACTCGTCACCTACTTGTACCTGCATCTGTTTAGAGAGTGCAGGGTCCACGGCTGTAAAGCCGAATTTCACATCACCTGTTTGCTTGCGCACAGGAACTTCTACGCCGCCCATTGTTTTGGTTTCCGTTGATTGGCCTGTCAACGGCTCAGAGCTGGTTACTATACCTTTACCAGACTGAGTGAATTTGTAGAAATAACTCATCGGAATATAGATTGGGAAAGGGATAAAAAAATTTTCACTTACACATTGCAACACCCTGCTAACAAAGAAGAGAAAGGGATAAAAAAATTGTAAATGACAGGTTGTATACAGACATGATCTCTGCTAAATAAAGTATGTAGGCTGCTTCCACATTTATACACCTCTGCTCAATAGAGGATGTAGGCTGCTTCTTTTTTAGGAATTACAGCGAGCGCAAGCGAGCACAAAACTCAGCTTGGCTTTAGCCAAGACCTTTTTAAAAAAGGTGGTGAGCCCGACCGTAGCCGAGCCCCTCCACCCTGTGGGTTTAGAACATGTCTTCCTGTTGGTTTTCTATGTCCTGAATTTCTTCCTCAGCAAACTTCAGCTTTATGTCTTTGCTGACACGAGCAATGACCTTTTGTTGCTCGGTTAGTTTGTTGTAGGGTTTGCCAGCAGTGATGTATGTACTGCCGTCAGGTCTCTCCCATTCTGTGACTTGCCAACCATTGGCATTGGGAGAATACTGGGAGATGATTTTATCTTGAGCCATAAGAGTTTTTTTAGGCAAGATTAGACAAAAGCCCCCCGAAGGGGGCATGAAATCACACGACGAGCCGTGGCACATTTTGCTCTTGGGCAAGCTTATGCACTTGCTTTGCCATGAACACGTGGTCCTTCAAAGCACCATTGGTGACCACGAAGTCAGCCCATTGGCTTTTGTCGTAGGGGTTCAAGCGGTCTAACTTAGCCCGCAAGACATAGACCCCATACATGATTTCACGAAGGCTACGGATGTTGTGAGCCTCGGCAAGTTCCAAGAAGTCAGGGCAGAACGGATAGTCCTCCTGAAACGCGAAATCAGCCAATACCTCTTGGATGGTTTGGCTGTAGAAGTTTGCTACAAGATTTGTCATAGCTTGGTTGTGTTTAACGCCCACGCGGCTTTAGGGTGAAACAAAAAGGGAGCCTACAGGTGCAGACTCCCAATGAACTTTACGCGTCTTGGTCAGGGTCAGTCCAGAACAATCCGCGCACCCTGTTGCCATTTTCATCAACAACAGGTGTTGGGCGAGTACCATCCTCCGCATATGAATTCTCATCGAAGTCATCATGCTCTTGTGGCAGATGGTTGTCACGGTACTCACGGTACTCACTGTAGCAGTTCAGCGCGTTGTAGAGATGCAGAACTGCTATGAATGCATGAAACATACCAATGATGGTTGCGTTCCATGCACTATGGGCAAACCCTGCTGCATCCAAATCTCTTGTCAGATGAGCGCTTGCCACGAACCCTGCAAGAAACAGCAGGGCAATTGCGAGGTTAACATAAACTCTACGCATAGTTTTGTACGTACAATGCCCGTCGGCTTTAGGGTGAAGCTGCAGGGAGCACTCTGCCCCCTACAGGTAATCTCGTTGTTTCGGTAGCCAATTAAATTGGTTTAACGCGTACGCCATGAGCATTTCAGCTCTGAGGGCAACAACATGTACGCATATCGGCAGTCTTTTCTTTCAGTTCACCTTTAAGGTTACTATGATTACTCGGAGCTGCTCCCTCAGTATTTGCAACTACTGCCTGCAGGCCTATTCGCAGGATTTGAAAAACGCAGGGAGCCGTGGCCGTGGCCCCCTACGGTACCCGAATGGGAGAAGGTGGTGATGGTGGTGCAGCGTGCTACTATTGTTCACACGCCGAACCTTTTACATTGACATCACATCAATGAGCCCAAAAAAGGTTCGGCACTGGTGCGTCATCCTCTCCCAACACAGGCTTGTCAGTGATTTCGAGCGGAAGCTCATCACCAACATTAACCTGCATCTGCGCCGCAAGCTTTGGGTCAATGGCAGTGAAGCCGAACTTCACGTCACCATCTCCGCCAATCTGCTCGCGTACGGGAACGGCAACACCACCAAGAGTCTTGGTAGTAGTCTTCGCACCCGTGAGAGGAACCGTGCTAGTGACGATACCTTTCTTGCTGTCGGTGAATTTCCAGAAATACAACACAACAACGGCATTAGGCTTGCCACAGGCTTATCCTGTGGCAGTTCAGGCCCTATTTTTTGTACAGACCGTGAGCGTGCTCAGGTCTGTGCGGGGGTACCCACACCGCAAAATGTAGATGGGGACAGGAATATATATACACCCACACAATGCCAAACACATAATGGATCCAGTACCGGGGGTATGCTCTCTTGGTATAGACATGGGGGGATCTTTGAGCCTTAACCCAAAAATTAAAATGTTGTATCTTGTATATATGGATTATGACTTTGATGACTCGTTTGAAGCAGATGACCTTGAGAGAGAAGGTGAGATTATTGATGAGGCTTTTAATAACTCTTATGGTATTATTACTGGGGAGATCACTTATGATGCTTTAGTGGATTCTTGTATTAAGGAGAAGGATGGTGTTACCGTGGTCGCCCATGACCCTACGGAGGATTATACCCAGGAGCACCTGGAGATGATGCTAGAATACTTCGAGGGGAAAGAGGAGTATGAGAAATGCGGGGTTCTTCACAAGATGATCAAAGATTTCGTGGAGTCGTAAACCTTTTTTATTTAGTTGAGAGGTTTTTATATATTTGTTTCTGAACATTTAAAATCAACACAATGTCAGAAGCAACCCCACAAGAGGAGCTCAGCCCAGAAGATATCAAGAAAAGAAGGGAGGAGATCACAGCGTTTTACAAGGAGAATATCAAGCACCTGAAAGTTCAGAAGGAATACGAGGAACTTTTAAGGGATGTTGAGAAGGCTCGTGCAGAGCGTGTACAAGCTCAAGTATTCTTGGCTCAAGCATATGCTGCTGGAGAAGAAGAGGGAGAAGAGGGAGACATGAACCCTGAAGAGGACTTTAGAGCTGCTACAGAAGACGCGCCAAGTCGTAAACTAAAGAGGTCGTAATCATGAGGTTGTCCAATAATTTTTCGTTAGAGGAATTTACAAGGTCGGCTACAGCAGATCGGAAGGGGATTGATAACAGTCCCCCAGAGATTGCTGTAATAAACCTAAAGGTTCTTTGTGAAGAGGTACTGCAGCCAGCTAGAGATCATTTCAAAGAGCAATTCACTGATGTGTTTATCAAAGTGAACTCTGGTTATAGGAATGTAGCATTGTGTGAAGCTATTGGTAGCTCGGCAAGATCTTTTCACTGTCATGGTATGGCAGCTGATATTGAACTGTGGATCAAGAATGGTACACAGTATATGGAAAGCAACGAGAAGTTGTATTACTACATCAAAGAGAATCTTCCGTTTACAGAACTTATCTGGGAATACGGTGATGATAGAATGCCAGCATGGGTGCATGTTGCTCTATCTAAGCATGACAAGCGGAAGATGATTAAGAGATTTCCTAAAGGTAAAGAGTTGAAGTAATGGCCGTAGTAAATAAGGTTGATCAAAAGATCAAAACTGATCTGGGTAGAACAATTGAGTACCAGATCATCACTTATTGTTTCTTTAATGATATTCAGATTAGTACAGCTGATCTGAAGACTCTAGCAGAACTAGCTCATTATACAGACATACCTATGACAGAGTTCTGTGAGCTTGTCACCACTATTGGTATATTTAAGAGTGCGCAGTCTGCAAGAAACGCTATAACTAAAGCTGCAAAAAAAGGTTTGATTCTAAAGGATGGGAAGAATAGGAAAGCCATACGTCTTAATGAGAAGATGAATGTACAGACTACATCACCTGTCCTTTTAGATTATAAAATTCTAGGTATTGAAACCGAAGAGCTATAAGGATTTTAAGAAGGATATTGCTGAGAAGGTCAGTGTACATCCTGACGTTGTAGATGATTTTATTACTTTCTACTATGCTAAGCTTAGAAAGAACTTGTCTGACCTCACTTATCCTAGCATTATGGTTGCCGGTTTAGGTACATTCTTTATTAGACGGAGAGTTTTGCAGAAAGCTATCAAGAACAATAAGGGAATGCTGGGTAATCTAGTTAAGAATACATACAAGGGGTATGAGAAGCACATGGCGCTGAATGATAGAATCTCTAAGATGGAGGGTGCTATGGATATGCTGGACGAGATTGCTGAGCGCAAGGAAGAGTTTAAACGTAAAAAAAATGGACTTTAAAAAATTTACAGATGCGTTAAAGAATGCAGATAAGATCACAGCAGGTGTAATCAACTCTATTTTTAAGAGAGATGATGTTGAATTAATTGCTGCAGATCGTTTAAGTATTTGTCAAGATTGTGAAAGCCTTGATATTCAGGGAGATAAGTGTTTAGCTCCTGGAACGCAACCATGTTGTTCAGAATGTGGTTGCTCTTTAGGTTTTAAAACTAGGTCACTTTCTTCAGAATGTCCTCTTGGTAAATGGAAAGCGTTGCTTACAGAAGAGCAAGAAGATAAATTAGATAATATAGATTGATATGGGATTAGCATTTAAAGAAGAGGGTCACGTTTATGAGAGCACTGATGAAGAGAAAATCAAGTGGACCAGTGTCACTTCATTCATCAGTATGTTTAAACCTAAGTTTGACGCTAAGGCTCAAGCTAAAAAATCTGCAAAGAACAAAAGATCCAAGTGGTATGGTATGACCCAAAAGGAAATACTAGCTGCTTGGGAGGGTGAAACAGAGAGAGCTATTGGTCTTGGTAATTGGTACCACAATCAAAGAGAGGCCGATATGCTTGATTTTAGCACCATACAGCGTGATGGGGTAGACTTACCTATCGTAAAGCCATTGGTGAACGCAGAGGGCGTAAAAATAGCCTCAGATCAAAAACTGAGTGATGGCGTATATCCAGAGCATCTTGTATATCTGAAATCTGCAGGTCTATGTGGACAAGCAGATTTGGTGGAGATTGTAAACGGTGTGATAAACATCACAGATTACAAAACAAACAAGGAGATCAAAGAAGCTGGGTTTACAAACTGGGAAGGTATAACTGCAAAGATGTATAATCCTGTTAGCCACCTAGATGACTGTAATATAAACCATTACAATTTACAACTCAGCATTTATGCGTATATTATTAAAAAGCACAACCCTAAACTGAAGGTTGGAAAGCTTACTATACAGCATGTAAAGTTTAAGCAGGTTGGTACAGACAAGAACGGGTATCCAATTAATGAGCGTGTTAATGGTGAACCCGTTATTGAAGACATAAAGATGTATGATCTGCCATACCTGAAAGATGAAGTTAATAGTTTAATCATGTGGTTTAAAGACAATAAGAAATGCTAATAAGGTTATTTGATGTACAGAATGATAAAGTAATTCCCACAGAGCACTGTTACACTCTGGACTTTCTTAAAGATTTGATGGAAGAGTATCCGGAGACATACATGGGTATATATCAGTATTTATTCTATATGACCTGTCCAAATCCAGATCTGAACCCGTTTTTTAATTTACCTGAGCATGAGAAAGAGGATATTATTGTAGAAGAAATAAAGCTTGAAGAATCCACTGAGGATCCTAAGATTAGATATTCTTTAGATATGTGTAGGAAGTTATATGAAACTCCTACATATCGTGCATATGTGGGTATTAAAGCTATGCTTGATAGGCTTGCAAGATATATGGAGACCACAGCAATTGAGCATGGGCGAGATGGTAATATCAACTCTCTTGTGAATGCGGCTGCTAAATTTGAGCAGATCCGTAATTCATATAAGGGTGCTTTTAGTGATATGAAAGAGGAGCAGGAAAGTCAAGTGCGTGGTGGTGCAGGTCTAGCTTATGACCAGATGTAATGATAAAACCAAAAAAAGATAAATGGATCTTCTGTTATTGGGATGATCCTTCAGATAATAAATCACAAAAACCAAAAGATGGCAGTAAAAATAACACCCGTAGGCAAGAAGGTTCTAATAAGACCTAAGAAACCAGAGAGCGTATTTCCAGGAACAAACATTATTATACCAGAGGCATCTTTGCAAGAAGTGGCTCAAGGTTATGTTGTTGCTGTAGGCACCGAGGTTGAAGAGATTAAAGTTGGGGATCTCATAAAATATGCTGACTATGTAACTCCCACTGAAATGGTGCATGATGGAGAGAAGCATTTACTTATCAATGTCGGTGACATCTTTGCTATCATCGGGGAGATGGAATAATGTTTATTGAAGTACCCACATATGAGTCTGGGTCTTGGACAACAACCGGTTTTGAGACAAGAGAGGATTTTAGAGACTTTCTTGTCTCTATTTTTAAAGAACCAGGATTATATAGCTTCAATGAATTAGCATTTGAGTTTAATGGTGAAGCCAGAAGATTCAATGCTAATGGTGTTTATTGCACTGCACCATTTCGTTCTAAAGATTTTAAGGAATACTGGGACGATCAAAAGAATAAATGTCGTGTAGGGGCTATTTATAAGCATAAGAATAGCACCTGGTATCTCACCAGAGATTACTACATGTGGTTAAACTTTCTTCCTATATATGACAAGGAAGAAAAGAAGTATGGTTTTGCTAAGGTTCGTGATGCACAATATCATATGGCACTATATGAGTTGTTAGCAGAATTAAACTACAAGCATTCAGCAATACTTAAGAAACGTCAGATTGCATCCTCATATTTTCATATGGGGAAGGTTATTAATACATACTGGTTTGAAGAGGGTAGCACATGTAAGATTGGTGCTAGCTTAAAAGACTACATTAATGACAAGGGTTCATGGAAGTTTTTAGATGAATATAAGGACTTCTTAAATGAGCACACCGCTTGGTATAGACCTAGCAACCCGGAAAAAGTATTACTGTGGCAGCAGCAGATTGAAGTTAGGGTAGGTAATAGAAAAACATCAAAAGGATTAAAGTCTAAGATACAGGGTGCATCTTTTGAGAAGAATGCAACAACAGGTGTTGGTGGTCCTACTACCTACTTCTTCCATGAGGAGGCTGGTATTGCACCTAAGATGATGGATACCTATGAATATTTAAGACCTGCCATGTCTTCAGGTATGGTTACTACAGGTATGTTTATAGCAGCTGGATCTGTGGGTGATCTTGATCAGTGTGAGCCATTAAAGGAAATGATCCTTAACCCCACGTCTAATGACATATATG